CATTAACAAAGTATCTTTGCCTATCTCATTTAATTTGCCAACATTATCTTTATGTTGCAATTCTCTTAAAATGAGAAATTTTCCTATTTGTTCTCTATTCATTTTATTCCTCCAACATTATATTATGACAATGCTCACAATAAATACCGTTATCTTCTTCATACCAGTCATCTTCCTCAGGGTCTAATCTTTCACCACACATATCACAATATGTGTTTGGGTCAGGATACTCACCAACATGAATGTAATCTTCTGTTGTCATACCAGGTGGGTAATTATCTAACATTTGATTCATATAATTATTTCCTCCAACAATAAACTTATTTTATATGGCTCTTTATCTTTCCAGTTAATAAACTTAAATAAGTGACCATAACAAGAAAAATCAACATAATCTGTATCAGTGTCCCATTCTAAGTTATTAGGATTTTTATTAGGTCTATTTTTAAATAAGAACAATTTGTCACTAGCATCTCTTGCAATCCAACACCATTTCTTTGATAAGTTACTCAGGACAATTCTCTCATTAAATGATAACTCACTCATGATTACCTCACTTCTAATAGAGCCTTTAATTCTTCTATTTTTTCTAGTAGTTCTTTTTCTTGTTTAGCTCTAAGTTTATCTTCTTCTGCTTTTAATTCTTTAATAACATATTTGTTATTACTATCTGCAGTATTAAGTATATCTCTTAACTCACTATTAGTACAATTATTTATATTTAATCCTTGCTGTACTTTAATCTCATGTGACACAATATAATTATACAATAATCTTAATCCTTCTTCGCGATTAACTTCAATAACATTTACCATTTTACATAGAACTCCTTTTATTTTTCTTTGTTGTAAAACGTGCTTCTTTCTTAATCTCTTCAGTTATATAATTTATCTGGTCATTAAACTTTCCATCAGCAAACATATTAAGCAATACTCTAATTGTTGATGCTAATGTGCCTTTCTTACCATCATAGCCAATCAATGCTAATTTTTGTAAACATTTTAATTTAGTTATATCATCAAGATAAAAACAAAATTGTGACATTGATGAATTTTCTCTTATCTTTTCTATTTCTTTTTCGTTTAAGTTTAACATTTATTTTCTCCTTTTAAATGTGGCTTAATAGGTGTGTTATCTCTTTTTCTATTTGGTCTAGGTGAATATTCAGGATTATATTTTTCTCTATATTTCATTAAAAGTTTTGCAGTTCTATTATCAATTGTTTTTGTTTCTAATTGTTTAAGAATTCTATCAAATGATAATTGGCTCATTTCTTTTAACATATCTTTCTTTATAAAGTTAAACATTTCTTCCCAATAGTCAATATCTGTATAATGATATTGTGAATAAGCTTTAAAAGTTTCTTCTTGGTCAGGAATTAAATCTCCAACTGTTGTGGTTCCTTCCTCAGAATTAACTTGCTCATCAATAGATATATCATTCTCGTGATATTTTAGTTTTCTTATTTCCATATTAAGTTCATTTATAAATGACTTATAAATTAAAGAATTATGAAGATAATAACCTTTGTTATACAATTTTACAAGAGAATACATAAGTATTGCCATTAACTCTTCTTTATCTGGTATCAAATTAGCATAATGCTTATATGCTTTGTTTACCATGTTATACAAATTAGGTTTAAAGACACTCATATATGTCTCAAGAGGTGGCATCACATAAGTTATATTCTCATCTTCTTTATGATTAAAATATAACTTTTGTGCAATCTCTGTAATTGTAAATACATTCGACTTTTCTCTAGGAGCTACTAAGATGTTAAATTTTATTGTGTAGGTTTGTTCTTTACCTACTTCCTCTTTGTCTTTCGTCATAATCGCCGAAAAACAAAAAGGACTGTTAGTAGGATGCATGCCTTCTAAATCTGATAACTTTCTTATCAAATCTCCACACGACTCTTTTATACTAACAGTCACCTTTAAATTACGCATATGCGTATACCTCCGAGAACTTCTACATTGCAGTAGAGATTTAGGCTAACCCTAAGTTCTCATAAAGTAAGAGAGCGACTCTTACAATTATTTGTTAATTGAGTTGATACCATCTCGTCACTAACTGTTGGGTGCGACCCATTAAATTGCAGAATTATGGAACTTCTTCAAACCATTTTTCTGCATATTGGCTAGTGCTGACTAGGACACTAGCCACAAAGGAGTTATCAGTCTAAGTTTCAACTGACTTATGAACAAGATTATTCACTCCTTGGAGAGCAGGTAAGGATTTGCACCTTATCTAATATCTATTCCGCTCATAAAATATTGGTACTTATATCGCTATATAAGTTTTAGTTGCTCGAACGTAGCTACCAACCAATAGTGGTTTGGTTTGTCAGTTTCCTACGCTCTGAACCACTAACAAAGCACGCTTATCTATCGTTTACCTACTAGCGTTAATTGGTAGCCATTGCACGTTAACGGTTGACACCGGAGCTTCAGAACTCACTCATAACAATGTTGTGACACGAGGCCTTGTTATGTGAGCCTCAACTTGTATATAGAGCGATTGTGGACTTGAACCACACAACTATTCCTTCAATAATCGCTCACGAAAAAGCATATAGCATACATACTATATGCTTTTTAAATATATCATTTTATAGTTGTTCGTAATACTTATTCTGCAGCTCTTAAAGCAGCAAGTTTTGCTTGTAATTTAGCAAGTTTACCTTCAGTCATTTTAACTTTTTGTTCTTTTGTCATTGGTCCACGTGTTTTAGTAACTTTAGGTGCATTTGCTTTAGCAATAGTTGCTCTTTCAATAATGCCTTTATATGCTTCTTGGTCTTCTGGTAAGATAAAATCTATGATTGTCATCTTATATTCTCCTTTTTAATATTTTAATAATTTAGTTATCTGTGTGGTAGAGGCACACCAAATAACTGTCAAAGTCCTTAATAATATGCTTATTAGTCTTCGTCGTTGAGTCCTGCAAGTCTTGCTTGTAATTTTGCGATTTGTTTCTCGAGCTTTTCTGCTTCTGACAATGGTTGTTTCTTTTGTGATGCTTTATTAGCAATTGCTCTTTCAATAATCTCATCATACAATGCTTTATCTTCTTCTGTCATGAAAGGAATTAACTTTTTATCTGGTTGAGAAGTTCCAAGAGTTCTTGGTCCACCAATCTTGTCTTCTACAAGATATTCACCGTTTTCATCTTGATTATTTGCAAATTCGTTCCAAGCAACATACTTCCTGTTTGAACTATTTGGTCCTAATACAATGTGATATTTATTTTTAGATTTTTCGAACCAAATTTTTGCTGCAACTGGTTCGTTTGTTGCATTGTCAATTGCTTCAACGACAGTGTTGTTCATATCGTTTTCATCAAATTCTACACAAGAAATTTTAACTGACATAATTTTCTCCTTTTAAAATTTTAATATATTTGGTAGTTTGTTTTTAACTCTCTACCTAATAACAAGATTAGTGAATAAAAATAAATCTCTACGTTTTATTTTATCAAAAATCTTGGTATTATCAATTGTTTATTGATATAATTATTATATTCAAGTTTTTAATTTTTATTAACCAATTCGTGTTATACCTCCACCAAAAGTTTGTATAATAACGCCACCAAACTCTGATAATTCAGGGAAAGATACATTATACACATAAGCCGCAGCATAGTAATTGCTACGAGGTGATGGACTCTCTACTTTATCAAGACAATATTCTTGGTCCTCTTTAGTCACTAATAAGAAAGTATACATTTCACCAATACTATTAAACACATCATGTGTGATAGCATATACTTTATTATGTTTATTTTCTTCTATCTCTTTTACTTTATTAAGTAGGAAATCTACTTCTTTATCATCCATACCATAATCTTTTGATACAAAGTAGCCACCAAACCTTTCAAACATTGTTAATAAATTTTGTTCTTTAAATGCTTTAATATATGGCTTAAATATCTTTAATTCTTTTAAGCACTCTATTGCTTTAGTTTTCATCTGTTAATTCTCCTTTTATTTGCAATATTATATCTTTTGTTGTTATTCTTGTTGAATAGAACTTAAATTCTAAACAATAAGGTCCTTTTCTTGGAACATCATAAGTTATTAAGTCATATGTAAAATTTCCTAACCATAATGACCAATATGTTGCTGCACCTATTATCTCTCCGTTCTCTACATCTACATACACTTCATCAGGTTGGTCTAACACTATTTCTTCATCGTTGTGTATAAGATATAACTTTACTTCGTTTGATGGGTTTCTGCATATATCATGTAATACTCTGCAGATTTCTTTGTTTATAACCTCTAAGTTATCGAAGTATGATGATGTTAGTTTTCTTTTTTTGACTCTGTTTCTTTGTTCTATAAATAGTTTTAATTCTTCTAATTTATTCATCTTTATCTCCTTTTTCTGTTTGGTTTGAGAGAATTTCAATTCTAAAATATTTTTTATTTTTAAGGAGGGGCCCCATTTTTATAGTAATCTTTATAAATTCATAAATAGTATTCCTTATATATAATATTTTATATTATTGGCTATAGTAATACAAACTATGAGGTCTATATGCTAATATTTATAAAATTTACTGCAAAAATGCCCCCCCTCCTTGATTTTTTAAAATATTTTTATATAGAAAATCCTTCAAACCAAACAGAAATGAGGATTTTCTTTTCAAATTTTTAGTATTTTAACTCACGAACTTCATCAATGACCAAATTTCTTGTATCATCGTTGTCTAATCGTTCTGCTGCTTTACTTTCTGCTTCTAACTTATTTTCTGCTTGCACTATTATGCTGTATGGCCTATAACTCATTTCGCCATATCTGTAGATTATTTGAAACTTTTTCATTTATGCTCCTTTTATTTACAACTATTAGGGTATTTGCTTTTTAGATAATTCATTCTATTGTATACCCATTGTATGTTTCTTGCAAAACTCTCTACGTCAGCCCATTCACCTATGTTTCCTGTCACAAGTTGCTGATTTAGCTGTATGCTTAGTCGTTTTAACTCGCCATACTCCTTAATCTCTGCACGTCTTTTTGCTATTGCTAGCATTATCATTGATGGACTCTCATGTTTTTCATCTTCTAATTCTGTCCATCTTGGTAGGTTTGACAATTTTACTGTCATAATATAACTCCTTGACGCTTTCAGTGACTTGTCATCATCAGTTAGCAAGTTGTCATCTTACTAAGACTGAGGCTTTCACCTCAGTTTCAACTATTCTTGTAATGCGGCTAATTTTGCTTTCATTACTTCTATTTGTTTCATGATATACTCTGCAGAGTTCTTGTCTACCTTTGGTGGTTGTCTCTTCATTGCTTCTTGCTTGATACTTTCAATTTCTTGTTCTAACTCAGCAATTCTTGTCTTTTCATCTTCAGTTAATCTACTCCTCCAACTTGTTGAGATACCAACTCTGTGTTCTGTTTTTGTTTCAAACTCATACTCACCTGTGGCATCTACTAGTGATTGTGTGAAGAACTGACGTCCAGAAGGATTGTCCTTTGGAAACTTTACAAGCCATGTTTTACCTTTCTCTAGGTGCATTTTGCCTTGAAACTCTTGTCCATCTTCGCAAATCATTTTGTACTCTTTGTCTCCTAATTTTACTATTTTATTCATAATATAACTCCTTGACTTCTTTCAGTGACTTGTCGTCATCAGTTGGCAAGTTGTCATCTTACCAAGACTACCGCATTGCACCGGTAGTTTCGACTGCAAGCCGAGGATTATACTGAAGATTGTATGTATATCTGTGGTTGGTTGTACTTGAGCCTGTCTAGTTGTCTAGTATGTCTAGAAAACAACCATCATTGCAAGTCATTTAGACCTTTGTGTTCAACCTAAATTTTGAACAACCAACAAGCAAATATTTAGTTGTGATGGAACTTTTATAAATAACTTTTTATTTATTATTTATATTGATATGACTTTTGAAATATATTAAAAACAAAATTTATGGTATCTCGTATAGAGGCTGTTATTAGATTTTGCGAGAACCCATGATAGATTTTTGAACTATATTAAAGCCAGTCATCCCATCTTTCCAAATCGCTTAGTCAAAAATAAAAATTATAAAAATTTTCTGACTTAATCAGCAAGTAAATTATATAGATTTAATCAGCAAGTAAATTATATAGACTTAATCACCAAGTAAATTATATAAAAATAATAATTAAGTAAATAATATAATACTATAATAAATATAATATACACACGTGTATGCGCTTATCATTTATATATGTGCGCGCATAATTCCTAATTTGATTAGATATTATATAAGTAGAGGTGAAAACAAATGAATGACGTAACTATATCAAATAAAAGCCTACGTGAACAACGAGAGTTCGAGTCATTATACAAAAACCCAAAATATGCTAGAGCAGCATGGGCTGAGAAAGTATATACAAGATGGTCTGCTGAAGCTCAACCACCTATACAGATTTATGATGATAAAGGAAATTTAAGTGTGCAATCACAAGTAGAAAATGCTGTATGGAGTAATTTGTTAAAAGAGTTTGAACGATTAGGTATATCGCGTAAGCCAACAAATGGTGAAATGACTGAAGCTTGTCAGGACTATTATTCAAGGCATAATTCTTCTGTATATGTTGCGCGTAGAGATAGTATGGGTGCTAAACCTATAGATGAAACAAAGCAACAAGTACAAGTAGATAATCCACTAGAAGGCATGACAGATGAAGAGCTTTTTGTAATGCAGAAAGCTTTAGAAGATTATCGCAATAAACAATCTAACACTATAGAGTATAAGGAGGAAGATACTAATGAGTGAAGAAATAACAATAACTAATAAGACGGAGGAAAACAAGCCTGTGCCACAAACAGTTAATAATACTATTGTGGTTCCAGAGCAAAAAGCACCAACTCTTGCCGAGAGAGTAGATAACAAGATTGCAACAGCTTTAGAGCAAAGTGCAGAGACAGTATTACAGAGAGACGACATTAAAGATAAAATAGATAATACTATAACTACTATTGTAGAAAAGAAAGCTGACACTGCGGTTAATAAAGTTATTGCTGAGAACAATGAGTCTGCTAGTGAGTTGGAAGAAGAAGCTCTTAGCATATTTGGTTATAAGCCTGGTAAGTCCATAAGAAAATGGCAATCTACATGGGCATCACATTATCATGCAGTATTAAGTGCCATATGGATGGCATTAGCTATGTTCACCGCAGCACCAGTTATTTTTGTAGCTAAGAAGATACATAATGCTGGTAAGATTACATGGTTTGGTATTATATTAGGTGTAATTATTTATGGCTTAGTAATAGCGCTACCACTACTCGGTGCTAAACTTATTGGCTGGCTAGGCTAAAGGAGGTGATACTCATGGGATGTGGAGGTAGAAAAAGATAATGTCAAGTAGATTTGCAGGAATAGAGGGTGAGATAAAACGCCGACAATTAAAGAAAGACTATAGTGCCTTCGTTGAATATGTCAACGAAGGTTTTTATATGACAAAATTTCATAAGTATATTTGTAGCAAGATACAAGAGTTTTTAAATGCTAAGACTGGTAAAGCTTTTGACATATTACTATTATCAGTTCCACCTAGACATGGTAAATCTTATATGGTTACTGAGACATTACCTGCATGGTTTCTAGGTAACAATCCTAAAGGTGAGGTTATTATTTGTAGTTATCAGTCAGAAGTTGCTGAGACATTTAGTAGACCTTGTAGAGACAAGTTTAATGAGTTTGCACCAGATATATTTCATGTTAATCCTAATAGAAATGTACAAGGTGTTGCATTGTGGCAAACAGAAGATGGCGGTAAGTGCCGTGCTGCTGGTCTTGATGCTGGTATTACACGTTATGGTGCTGAGTTATTTATTATTGACGACCCTATTAAGAATGCTGCTGAGGCTGATAGTGACAAGATAATTAAAAAGATACTTGGTGAGATGGGACCATCTGTTCAGTCTCGTATTTACCCTGGTGGTAAACTTATTGTAATTCAAACGCGTTGGGTTGAGAACGATGTGGTTGGTTTTATTAAAGATAACTGGTCTGAGTTTATATGGGCTGATATTAACATGCCATGTGAGTGGGATGAAGAGAGTGAGAAGTTATATGGTACTTGTCCGCTCGGACGTCACTTAGGTGATAGCTTGATGGGTCCACATTTAGGAGATTATAACTTACCACAGAAAATTTGTAACGACAATAACTGGTTAAGGTCTAAAAAGAAAGTTGTGTTAGCTGCCGAGGGAGAAAGAACATGGAATGCATTGTATCAAGGTAGACCTTCTGGTATGACTGGTAATATGTTTGATGAATCGTGGTTTAAGTCTTTTAAAAGAGAAGAATTCTTTGTAGAAAGAGACCGAGATAAATTACAACCTGCTGAGATAACAAAGCGCAAAAAGTTTGAGTATATGCAGTTATCTATAGATGCTACATTTAAAGATGGAGACAAGAATGACTTTGTAGCTATGGGCTTGAGAGGTGTGTATCAAGGTGGTATATATTTATATTATCTTGTAAATAAAAGAATGGGTTTTGTGGCTACAATGGAAAAGATAAAATGGTTTTGTAAAGAGTTTCCTGAGATAGATGAGATGGTAATAGAAGATAAAGCTAATGGTAGTGCTATTGCTGACGTGTTAAAATATGTTGATGGTATTCCTCCTGTGGTAAGTGTTAATCCTATGGGTGGTAAAGTATCTAGAGCTGAGGCATCTACACCTTTTTATAAAGCTGGTAATATTTATGTTGCTGAGGACCTTGACGATGATGAGATTGATTGGTATATGCCTACACCTATGAATGGTAGACAGAAAATGATATATCAATTTAAAACATTTCCT